AAAAAGAGTCATTTCCAAGTAGCCTAAAATGTGAAACTTGCCAATTTTCTAAAATTTGGTTGCCTTGCGTCATCCAACGGAATCTAACTGCCGTAGGATCTTCAGGATCATACCCTTCTTCTCTTTCAATTTCTGATATGGGTATAGGATAAGCTCCAATGATACCAAACTCTGGTGACACATCATTGAAAAGGAAAAAATCTCCGTATTTGCATAAGTTTCTAATCCACATTGGAAGATTAAAGCCGACATTCAAAGTATCGTAGAAAAGAGTGTTAAGCAACTCTCTAACTTTTCTATTCTCAGAATAAATGTGAAGAACTTGGCCTTTTTCATCTACTGACGCAGTTTCTTCTGAATATATGTCTAGTGCAGATGCTATCTCTGGAGTGTTTTCCATTTCAGAAAAATCAGAGTATCTCGACATACGATCAAAAGATCCATACGCAGACATTGTACTGGTGTATACATCGCTGTGAGATTTTCTAAACTGTTGTAAAGAGCTTCTGTTTTGAGGATCTTTACCATCCCAAGCCTTAACCCTTCTTTTGATCGTAGGTCCGGATCTAAAAAGCTGAGTTAGCCTTCTAAATAGTCCTGGGGTGTTGTCAGCCATTTTCTTTTTCCTCTGTCATAAATATCATCAAAATTATCGAAGAATAAACTACTTAATAAGCCACGAGAAATCTAGAGGGTTTTCCGGAGGCTTATTTCCTTCCTCGTCTGAGCTTTCTGTATCGGCAGATGGTAACACTACTGGAATAAATGGATTAACTCCCTGCATATTTTGCAATCTTCGATTTATAACCCCAGGTGCTTTTTTATTAGTTCTCCCCATAGCGCTTAGCATAGCAGAATTTAAATCTACACTTTGTTTATTATAGCTTTCGCTAGTATCATAAAGCCATACTCCTATCGCTAAAGCTAAAACTAAATCATCGTTTTTATCTCTCATCGCTTGAGCTTTGTTTCCTTTCCAAATAAAGGTTTTTAGCTCTTCGTATAGTCTGCTAGAATATATTCTAATTTGGCGATTTCTTATAACTTCTTCTAGTTTAGTTAAAATTTGAGCTCTTGAGGCTCCCTGTGTCGAAAACCCAGCTTTTGAAATTGAGCCATTGCCGTAAATGGCTGCGTATTTGTCTTTTTCTTTCGCAAAATAAATGTTCGGATATCCTAATTCTTTAAGTTTAACCAAGACAGCAAAACCATACGTGTTACTTTCTGGACAAACCACTGCATTATTATATCTCTTTCCAGCTTCATTTAAAAGAACTGCAAACTGATCTGGAGGAATTTTCCCTTTATACTCAGCAACAATTTCAGATTCTTTAGTGTCTATTACGTGAAAAGTAGAATAATCTTTAGCGTCGCCGCGCGCGATGTCTGCAGATATAATATAGGAGTGCTCTGTCAGAGCATACTTCCAGACCCAGACGTTCATTTCAGGGCCCCACCGCTCTAAAGGGGTGATAATACCCATTCGTAATTTTTCTATATCTTCAGCGGTAAGAAACGTATCACCCGAAGCAGCAAAATCGCAGAGAAGCTCTTGTGCTACTTGCTTTTGACTTAAGTTTTTTGTTTCTTTTTCAAACCAAGCATCAGATCTCTCTGGATGGACATCCCAAGGCAATTTAATTGGATTAAACTCATTTTCGCCAGACTCTGCCTTTACGTAGATATCGTAATATTGTCCACCAACACCGTTTGGAGTAGAGAGAACTATAGCTCTACCACCAGTGGAAAGAGTAGGATAAAGCCCCATCCAAAGCTCGTCAAAATTTCTAACAAAAGCTGCCTCATCTACAATGAGCAAAGATAGGGCTTCAGATCTACCAGCGTCTTCAGAGGTTGGAACTGCTTTAATAGTAGATCCATTACTAAATTCTACTGATTGTTTATTGTTGGTAGTTATCTCTGGAAGTAAAAGCCATGGCGGCAAGCTTCTAATCGCTGTCTTTACCTTTTTAATAAAGTTCATCGCAACTGAAAGTTTTGTTGCGATAACCAATATATTTTTATCTTTATAAAAAATAGCCAGCCAAACAGCATAAGCTGCACTAAGAGTAGATAGACCAAGCTGTCTAGACTTAAGAATTACATTAAACCTATGATCAACGAAATCTTTAAGACAATCGTCTTGAAAGTCATAAGTTTTAAAGGCTATCGTGCCTCTTTGTGGGTGCTGGATCTTAACATATTTGTTCATAAAATATGAAGGATCTTTACCGCATCTTACTATCTCGTTGACTTGGCGCTTTTTATTAACCGGAGCCATTAGCCAACCTTAAATACGACTCGCCTTCTATAAACCGCAACTCTACGTGGATTTACCATTGAACCCTGTGTGTACTCTAAATTATCAGTATTAGATACTTCTTCTAATTTTAAAGTTTCTCCAGTGAGATCTTTAAATTCTCCTCGGGTTTTTGACATCAATTCGTTAATGTGGTGATTAGACTCTTCAATCAGTCTTGGCATTTGAGATGGCATACTTCTTTCAGAAGCAAAATAAGCCATAGTGGAATAAGTTACAACAAGATTTTCTCCTTGTACTATCCCCTTACATTGAAATGTTGATTTATTTCCTTTGCCCCAAGTAGTGTTCAATATATTACCAAGAGCATTGGTTTGTTCGAAAGTAAGCATTCTTCCCTCACTATTTACAGATATAACTAGGTAATTTAAGACGTTTTTGCCTTACATATTTTAGTTCTTCTTCGGAAGGCCTCCAGCCTTCCATCCATTTGATTTTATTCGGGTACACGATTTCGTACATGCAATCCCTGCAGGAACCAAACATTTGAAAAGAGATAGAGTCATTTCTATCCCTCATTAAAACCTTACACACTGGACAATCAAAGGGCACTTTTCCGCTAGAAAAATCTCCTGTTTTTATTAAAAGAAACTCAGAGCCATCTTTTTTATATTCTCTGTTTTTATATCCCTTTGCCCATTCTTCACTCATGGCACACCTTTGAATCTTTTCCTTTATGCGTAATTTCTAACACATTATCTACAGCATCTTTAACTGCATCAATGTGAGAAATAACTATAATCGTTCTAAACCATTTTTTTAATGATTCTAAAAGCCGGTTACAAGCTTCGATATTCATTTCGTCTAAAGCTCCAAAACCTTCATCAATCATTAACAAGTCAGTTTTAGGGAGAGAGGAAACATTAATCAACGCAACTCTTATCGCTAGAGAAGAAACCATTTTCTCCATACCAGAGCCACACTCGATAACTCTTCTAGAATCTCCATAATTGATGTATATGTCCATAGCATTTGAGTTTTGATCTGCTTCTAACTCTACCGTAAACCCCACAACACCCTGAAGTATTTTTGCAATCTCTAAATTAATCTTAGGAAGCTGTGAGCTTAGAATTTGTAGTGGAATTCCCTTTTTGTTAACTGCATTCATGATGAGTCCATAAACTCGCCACTCTGTTAGAAGACCTTCGTACTCTTTCTTATCTTTTTCTAAAGTTTCTAAAGATGAATTTAGAAGACCAATAGATTCACTCAAGCTTAATCTTCTAGCATCTAGATTTTTTTCTCTTTCTGAGAGTTCTGATATTTTCTTTTTAAGCGAATCTAATTTTCCACAATCACTTTCATTTAAAACTTTACTCTTTAAGATTATTAGTTCGTCTCTTAATCCCACAATGGATTCTGAAAGCTGCGTATGCTCCCTATTAGTGTCGTTGAGTTTTACATGCAAACTAGAAGAAGCAACTCTGTACTCTCCTTCTTGTGTTAGAATTTTTTGATACTTGTTTATCTTATCATTCAATTCTTCGTCTTTTAAGACGTTAAGAGATTTTTTAGAAGCCCTAACTTGAGATTTAAGAGCAGATATTAATCTTTTTTGTTCTTCTAGTTTTGACTTATTTTTATGAGAATTTTTAATAAACTTGCATGTTGGAAACTCGTCTCCGCATGGGACTTCTGCCAACAGTTGAACAGATTTTTTCTGATTTTTAAGAGTTTCACTTTCTCTCTGTAGGTTATGCTCTAATTGAAGGAGAGATTTTTCAAGATCGTTTTGTGCTTTAAGCTTATCTCTTAATTCATCAATTGGAAATTGATTCTTTATTTTAGATATTTTTTCTAACTTAGCATCCATAGAATCAAGCTCAGTTCTATATTCGTTTTTACTTTCCGAAGTTTCATCTAAGCGAGATTTACATTCATTTAGTTTTATCTCATGTTGATTTACGTCTTCTGGTGTAATAATTTCGCCTTGGCCTTGGGTAGCCACTTCAACCTTAAGAGACTGTATTCTTTTTCTAACACTTGAAAGATTTTTCTCTACCGTATCTCTTTCTTCTTGAGCAGATTTTAGCTTTAA